GAAGCTCCGACGCCTCGAATATGGTTGGTTATTGTAATCATGTCGATGTTTTTGGAGGCGCGCCTGAGGACCTATGGGAAGGCAAGACTCATGCCCTGATTCATGCCTGGGCTGAGCCAGACAACGACTGGGAGATCCAGTCTTACGGCCTGCTGAAAGCCCCCCCGGTCGTCCTGCCCAATGCAGACCAGAAGAAGTGTCAGGAAGTGGCAGACAAGCTCCTGGAGTGGTACAGGCAGTACAAGGACGTCCCCGTTATCAAAGTCGTAGGCAAGGCCCCTGGTCTGCTGTCAAAGGTCGCCTATCGTCCCTGGAACGGCCAGATGCCGCCCATCAGGTGTGACGGAGTAGAAGAAGCTGAGATGGGGGCTATCATGGGACTGGTCACTAGGCGAGTAGTGGACATATCTGCAGAGGGCGGATTTGTGGCTACGCTTGATGTGACCACCAACTTCACTGGAGATGGTAAGATCCTGGGAGTTAACCGGCCAACCAGCGACGACAAAATCACCAATTTCTATTCCGAATGGCGGGATGCTATCGATAATGATCCTGCCGTGGTCAACAAGTATCCCGGAGTTGAGTTCGTTTGAAGACCGCTGTATTGCTCTCTGGCTACCGATATGTTGAGGCCATGAAGTCCGCGGAGGCCAAGGACTCCTCTATCAATTACCGCCGCTTGCAGGCAGACCGCTCGATCTCTCTGCTCTACAACCCCGCCACCGGAGACGGGAAGTTCTCGACCAAGCTGGCTGCCCGCGCCGAGCTGGCGAACGGCTACTACGAGGCATTTCCACAGATCGACTACGCCCAATCCCTGCAAGAGAACAACGCCAAACTGACTAAGTACGGCTGGCCCGATTACCGGGGGATCTGATGGTCTCCAACACACGCGATCGCTCAATTGACTCTGCCAGGCGCGAGGATTCCCGAAAGGGCCAGGTCGACCGTTGTGAGGTCGTCAACGTCCGGCCTCATGTTGCACCCTATCCAGACGACAAGGATTTCAATACGGTCGATGTCCAGCTGATCGACCGGCCCCGGATAAACGGCAAGCCGCTTCACATCAAGTACGTGAAGCTCAACAGCCTGCAGCGCTATCATGGAAAATTCCAGGGCGAGCCTTGGACCCCCAGAATCGGGGACATGATCTATGTCTACTGGCTGGCTGAAAGGGAGGCTCTCGTCCTGGGCCTCTGCACCTCCGTTGAGCAGGAGCCCGTCTGCAGGTCCCAGGCTGATGCACATCATCAGGAGTATGTCTTCAAGCTCTGCCCCTGGGAAGAGCCCAAGACGAACCAGGACGGCAACTATGTCGAGTTCCCCAACCCGAAGCACCCGGAATGCTACAAGTGGTGGCCCAAAACCCGAGACTCCCTGTGGATCTTCGACTGCCTGGAAGGACACAATACCCCCAGCTGTTGCGGCCAGGCATGCAACTCCCTTGATGACCACCAGTCATCAACCTGCTTCAAGAACTTTTCTGATATCAGCCCAACGACCATCGATCTCCCCCGAAGGTTCAAGTTCCTTCATCGCTGCGGCTCGTTCTGGTATTACGATGATGACGGCACCATCCACATAGCCGGGAAGGTGTCGGGCAGCCTGAAGAACCAGCAGATATTCTATCCTTCCGGCAAGATACTGCTGGAGAACGTGGTGGACAGCTGCAGCGCAATCCTCGATGATGACGGGGATATCAAGCTCAACCCCGCCGCCAAAGTGATAGTAGATGGCGACATGGTGATCACCGGCACATGTACGCACAATGCCTGCAGCTGCGATGGACGTGGTGGTTCGGAAACGGGTACCGGAACACAACAACGAATAGTTCACGGCCTAGTTGATGAAAACAATGATCCGGTAGTTCCTGGGGAATGTTCTGCATTCTGCACGGGAGCAGGTGGAACGTGTTCAATAGAATATTGTGATGACAAATATATTTATATTACTTGTACAAATGGAATCACTTACAAATGGAAAGTAAGAAAATAAATTTATTGATAACAATTTTTATCTCAATAGAGATAGACGGTCAGAAAAGGTGATTTTTATTGCATTCGGTGATATAAAAATTAATATGGCTATAAATGAAGATGGCGTTTGCCGGTGCCATGGCCTCCTATCGCCTGCCAGAACAGCTACGGGAGATATAGCCAGGGTCACAAAGGAGCATGAATGCGTCCTACAACGGATTGCGATATGGTTGGCAGTCAAGAAAGGCGAGCGGCCACTCCACCCCAATTTCGGCTGCTGCATACGCTCCTACATCAATCGGCCCATGACTGTCAGCATCCTGAAGAGCCTGAAGGGTGAGATCCAGGCTGAGCTGGAAGAGCTGTTCCCGGAGTACACGGTCTCAAATCTGAGGGTCACTGTGCCCGCCAGGAACGAGATTTCGATCAAGGCTAACATCGGAGCCTATCCGGTGGATTTCCTGGGGAATGCTGCAATCCTGAACGAACTGAACACGGTGCTCAACCGGGCACTGAAAGACCTGGGAATGGCGAGTTACTGAGGTATTATGGCGATAGATTTCACAGAGTTCCTTGAAATGTCAGCAGAAGATTTATACGAGGATTGGCTGACTTACATAACTTCAAGAGATCCGCTCCTGCAGGACACGGGAGTGGCAACCTTCAATTCGATATTGGCAGAGGCCGTATCCACACAGTTCTGGGTGTTCATACAGCTTCTAAAACAGAAAGTTAAAGACTCCAACATCCTCACCGCCGAGGGCGATGCTCTCTCAGCCATAGTCCTTTCGATGCTGCCGGAAGGAAGGCAGCCGGGGACGAACGCCACCGGAGTTATCATATTCAGCCGGTCCACACCAGCTGCAAGCGACATCACCATCCCGGCCAATACCATATGTGCTGCTGTGGCCGAAGATGGCACGCTCACTGAGTTCCAGACTGATGATGTGGCCATCCTGGCGACCGGAAATACTCAGGTCTACGTGCCCGCCACTGCCTCAGAAGTCGGAACTGCAGGAAACGTTGTGGCCGGCCTGATATCGATCATCCGCACTCCTGTGATCGGGATTACCAACTGTACCAACGATTCGCCCTTTACAGGCGGAACTGATGAAGAGTCGGACAGTGACCTCAGAGAGAGAGCTCTCTATACCATCTGGCTGCCCGGTCGGGCTACCATACCGCTCATGGAAGAGCATATCGATGGAGTTTATGGCGTCCGGGAGGCTCATGTCGAGACCCTGGGCCAGGGTGATGTCCTTCTGGTGATAGATGCCATCAGCGGGATTGATACTGAGCTGGATGAGATGATCTATGACAATATCGCTGCAGGCTGCACGGCTTGCGGTGTCCTGGGCGCGAGTCTTCGTGATGCAGGCGACAGTTTTGAGATAGGAGATTGCGCGGGAGCTCCGGTTTGGGTCCGCAACCTGCAGTTCACGCCCATCGATATCGAGATACCGTTTGTCTATGAAGAACCGGGCGCGACCAGCAAGAACGGTACGGCCACCATCCCAGCCGGATCTCCGGCGGGGGCCATGGTCCAGGCTTCGCTGGACTCTGAGTATCCTTATGCCACCAAGATTCTGTCATCGAGTTATGCAGGAGCCTTGAGCTTTGACCTGTTCATGGGGAGGGGGATCTATCCCAGGCTGTGGGTGCCGCCGGAGCTGCAGAAAGCAGATATCGATCTCGATCTCGTTTTGACGACCACGCCAGAGCTTAACCTGTTGGCCAGCGTCCAGGCCAGCCTGGAGGCTAAACTGGCTTCGTACCGGATAGGCGAAGACCTGGAGTACGCTGATCTGGTCAAATACATTTACATTGATTATGCGACCGGACGGGCCTTTTCTGGGATAGATGATGTATCGAGCTTTTCGATCACCTGTAAGGGCTCGACCATCACCGGTTTTGGCCAGAAGGTGGTAATGGATGGCGATGAACGAATAGAAACCGGCACAGTCACCGTAACCTCGGTGTAACCATGCCCACAATAGGAGAATGCCCCGCGTTCGAGCACTGCAGGACGGCAGGCACCTCTTGCGATGTCTGCCTGCAGCTGTCCGTTGCTGAATGGAAAAAGCACGTCAAAAAGGTTCTGAGGAGGAAGAAGTAATGGCAAATGTTGAAATCTATCAGTCAGGACAATACACGATCGCAAAGGCGGGCGGTAAGCAAATAGCTGCATGCCAGATCAAGGGGAATGCCAGGGCATTGTTCAAGGCGGCAATCGATGCCGTGCCGAACGGAGGCAGCCTGAACATAGGCAAAGGCAGATACGTATTCTCAGCTCCCTATGCCTTCCCGCTCAATCCAGACGGCTCCAATCTTTTCTACTGCAGCATCCCTATCATAGATAAGGGGATGCACATAACCGGCGCTGGTGTGGGTCAGACGATCCTACAACTCGCGCCCGGTCAGAGGCGGGAAGGGCGGCATGTGGCCCTAATGCTAGTCAGGGGCAAGAGAGGCTTCGACCTGGGCTATTCCAGCTTCAGCCTGCGTGGGATTACATTCGAAGGAGATAGGGCGCGGCAAAGTACCGCGGCACCTCACGACGGAGAGGGGCTACTCCTGGTGGGCTCCCAAAGGTCTAATGGGGTATTCGAGAATCTGGTGTTCCAGAACTCCCACGGAGCAGGCATGTACCTGGGGAACAACGGAAGCGGGCCGGGGGTGAACGAGACCGTCCGCAACGTCATAGCCAGAAACTGTGCCGCGGAGGGCATCATGCTCGATACCAACAAGGACAGCCGGGTAGAGGACTGCCAGGCATGGGGCTGCAGAGTTGGGCTGTTCCTGAATGGCAACGACGATTGGAGGACCAGGGGGTCAGACAACGTTACAGCAACCCGATTCAAGACCGACAGCCAGATAACTTGCTGGCAGGTCAATGATTTTGCCCTGAGTGAGATCGAGATGGACTGCTCTAAGGCAGCATCCTCCTATGGCTTTGTGGTCCGGGATGGCAACGGCACGATCAAGAACTCCGTCCTGAAGAGCGATCCCACCAAGGCATCATCCTATGGAGGGGCCACCTACTTCTATGAGCAGGCGCGCGTACTGATGGAAGCCTGCCAGATAGAAGGGCACTTTGGGATTCATGCGGTCGGCAAATCGTATGCAGAGGCCAAAAACTGCCAGATAGTCGCACCTGGGGGCTGCTATTGCACCACGGACCCCAACCCGGTGTCCAGCACCATCGTTGCGCGGGGGTGCACATGGGCAGGGAAAAAGAGCGATTTGATGGAAGGATCTAGCCTCGTGGAGGCTTAGATTACGCCTAGCCCCTTTCCTCTTCAAATCCGTAACTTTTACCGTCGCTACCAATTGTTTCTACGTATATTGTGTCACCTGGACCGAACCAGTATCTAACCATAAATATTGGTGGTTCCTTACTACCTACCATCGAACCATGTGGGATATCCATCTGACACACAACTATTGGCTTTTTAGTCATCCCTTTTGCCACCACCTACCGGTTGCAGTGTTATATACACACCAATTGGCTTCGATGAGCCCCCGCACAGCATCACCGGGTGATATTTCCTCGGCATGTGTGGGCCCCCACAATCTTTTTTATGGTGAGCCCACAAATCCAATATCAGCAACGGCCCAAAATAACCAATACCGTAGCCGAGAGGTATTCCCACGCATATAATAAATATCCAGATGCCATCACCCGTCGTTAGCATTTATTCCCCCCCATTGCCCATCTCCTCCTGACCTTCCTCCACATATCCAACATCCACCGGAACGTCTGGATATTTGATGCACTTGGCAGGAACCTTCGCCCACGCTTTTTCGTTGATCGTGAGCAGCCCCGCATCGCGGTCCACGGTGTAGTCCTCGCCCTCTACCAGGTACACCCCATCCTTTCCGCCCAAGCGGACCCATTCTTTTTCTTCAGTCATATTTTTTCCTCCTATATTTCCGGAGTACCGCCGCCTTCCTCCGCGCGTACTCCTTCTCCAGATCCCATAGATCCTGTAGTGCCGGGATAAGATTCCCAGTGAGAATGCCCAGCGCCTCAGCATCCAGAGCCATCTCATCTGCTGTCGCCTCATGCCGGATCAGCTCGTTTTGGCTGATCGCGTAGGAACCCACCAGGATCAATTCGTCGAAGAAGCGGACAGCAGCGGCTTCCAGGGCATCATCGCGGACACCGTCGGGCAGGGATTCCAGCTCTGCATCCAGGTCCACTGCCTGCTGGCAGAGGAACGATAGGCGGTGGTCGGCCTTCAGCCGCTCTAGGGCAGCCTTCTGGTCGGCTCTGAAGGAGATGCTGAGCTTCAGAGATCGAAGCTCGGGCGGGGTCCTGGGCGGGCCGCGAGGCTTTTGGGATTTGCGAGGGGGCATCAATGGGTCTCCCTGTTATTATGATTAACTGTAAGAATCTCCTGCACCATAATCTCACCCATATCTCGGATAAAATCCTCTTTTTTCTCTCTGATTAAATCCAATGCACCAAGGGCCACAACCCGATAATTGTGGATGGTTGGACATTGATCGTTGCCCCAGACTGTCAGGTCCACTCGCAACGTGTCCTCAAATACCGGGCGGAAAACGGTGTGGGTGCCATGTGGTCGTACTATTATTTCCAACTGGTCAAATCTGTAAAAGTGCTCGCCATTTACCTCGTGCGTTAGGCGGTCTATCTCATCACGCATCTCGGTCATCCGGGCATCTCTAACCCGAAGTTGGTGCTGTAACACTTTTATATAATGTTTCGCATCTTTACATCGCATTGTCTGACCTCTCTGGATGGGGCATCAGGGGGCGACCTCCTCACACCGTCGTCTTCTCTGCGCAATCAACACGTCCACGTCGCACAAAGTCCAAAAAAACCCGGCAAACGTGGCCCACTCACCGGGATAATCCGGTCGGGATGGGTGAATCAACCAATACTGTTCGGTTTTCCCATCTGTGTAGGGGTTCCCTACCCCAGTGTACTCAACATATACAGTCGATCCTACTGGGGTTTCCACTCTTCCTCCGTTGACATTCCAGCATTCGTAACCGGACCCTTCGGGGTCCGTCAAGACGAGCACTGAAAACTCGTCCCTGACGACAACCAGTTCAGGGATCATCTACGCCACCTCCTCGACCTCTTCCGCGATCCTCTCTTCTTCTCTTGCCCCCCACATCTGAGCCTCTATGATGTCATCGAGCATGCTGTAGCTCAGGAAAGGCTCCTTTTGGATGTGGATCTCGTAGGTTCCCTTTGGGCATGATGGGAAATATGAGCGATCGTCCCTATATGCCCTATTCTTGATCTCCCCAGTTTCCTTCTCGATGAAAAATGAATTGTCTGGATTCATCTTGCTTCTGGCGCAGGCCATCATTTCTTTTTTCGCATCATCGCTTGGCATCATAAGCATCACATTTCATCTCCAATACCCTATACACGTCGCCAGTATATATAGATTACGTTTCGTAATCTAACTATTCTATGATTGTTACCAACGAGTAGCGTAAGCTATATATACTTACATCGCGTAAGGGAGCGCATGTCAGAAAAATCTGAATTCGATGCAATTGTAAACGCGAATTTCGCAGTATCTATTCCAGCTGCGACGCGCGACAAGTTGGGCATCGAGAAGGGGGACATTCTCAAGGTATCGATCGAGAAAGCCCCCAAAGTCGGAGGATCGAGACGATGAAGATAGACTATATACCACCAGGGCCATATGATGCCCTGATGGAAAGCGATCTACGAAAGATCGAGAAGAGCTCGCCAGCCACACCCCGCGATGCCATGGAGGCAAACCTGCTCTGGATGGTCGCGCATGAGCTGGACGACCCCGAGTACTACGGCCCGCGCATTCGCGCGCTGAGTGATAGGCTGGGATGCTGAATGGAACCGCGAGAAGATCAGATTAAGCGGGCCTACGAGGATCTCCGAACGGCCCGCATAGAGATGCACGAGGTATCTGAGAGAGACTTAGTCGCGAGGACGACCCTGAAGCAGAAGGAAGCGGCCTTGCTGCTGAGCGGGGCCATCATCGGCAAGAATGCCGAGACTCGCGATGCCCAGCTCAAAGAGGGCTGCAAAGAAGAGCTGGTGGCGGTCGAGGCCGCGCGGCTAGAGAAGGCGGAGGCGCAGCTCAGGATGGACCTGGCGATTATGCGGGCCCAGGAGCTTCAGTGGCTCATCAGGAATGATCAGGCCACTGCAGATATTGATGTGCGGGGATATGTGGCATGACCGCTGAAAACATCGCTCTGGCGCTCTGGCTGGCCTTCATCGCCCTGGGGGTCGTCTGTATCTACCAGCTATCCACGGCGGTAGTGGATGCTGCAACCCTCTCCATGAGCGGGTCCTGCACCGGCCAGGGGTTCACCAACATCACGGTGGAGGCAGATCTCCTCATGGCCGCCATCAACCAGACGGCGAACGGAACCACCTGGCAGATCTGGGGGGCATCGGTATGAGCACAGAAGCTGGCATCTATCTGTTCTGGATCTGCCTGTTCCTGGGCATATTCCTGATCCTAGAGGCGGCCCAATGAGCGCCGGTACTGGGGTCAGAAGGCGCACCCGCCGGGCCAACGCCGAAGCCCAATGGAGGGCTGTCCACCACAGGCAGAAAGCGATCTACCGGACCCTTCTGGAAGAGCCTGGAGCCCGTGATTATGCGATCAATCTCAGAGGGATGGCATGAAAGTGCTCGTGGCATGTGAGTTTTCCGGTGTCGTCCGAGACGCTTTCCTCCTGAGAGGGCACGACGCGGTGAGTTGTGATTTGTTGCCGTCTGAGAGACCTGGACCACATATCCAGGACAATGTTCTGAGCCACCTCTCCGAGGGCTGGGATCTCATGATAGCTCATCCACCATGTCAACATTTGGCATCGAGTGGCGCGAGATGGTTCGCAGAGAAGCGGGAAGATGGCCGTCAGCAACAGGCCATAGAATTCTTCCTCCGGATCGCCGATGCGAAAATTGAAAAAAAGTGTATAGAAAATCCGGTTGGAATAATGTCAAATTTTTATAGGAAGCCAGACCAGATCATCCAGCCATACCAGTTCGGGCATGCTGAAACGAAAAAAACATGTCTCTGGCTGGATGGATTGCCCGCGCTACTACCATCTGAAATTGTTGAGCCGGATTTTCACCGGAAGAAAGACGGGTCATACTATCAGGATTCTGGCGGGAAACGATATTCCCGGATCCATTTTGTTTCTGGTAGAATGCCAGCGGAAGAGCGCCGCAAGATTCGCAGCAGGACATATCCCGGAATCGCGGCTGCTATGGCTGATCAGTGGGGTGACATCGCATGAAATCAGCTTTCGCCGCCATGCTCCGTGCAGGAATCACCAGGGCGATATTCTCAGCTCGCTGCGACTTCCTGGACCGCAGAGGCTTCCTGGCACTCAACCAGATCCAGACGCCCACCGAGATGGCCGAAGAGCACGCTTGGATCCGGCCTGGGCACTGGAGAGGATCTATCCCAAGGCCAGGCGAGGAGATCCGCTTCAGCGCTCACCTGGAGCCATATTGGCGGGATGATGGCTCGTACGACATCGGCCTGTTCAGATGCCGGAGGCTCGAATGAAACCTCTCCATCAGGTCATCGAGGACGCCGTAATCATCCGTGGCATCATCGACTATCTGGAGAAGTCTGTGGAGCCGGTCAGCTTGCACGAGTTGGCAATGACTCAGCACATCTCCAACGGCACCGCTCTGAGACTGTGCAGGATATTGGAGAAGGCCTCAGTTATCGAGCACCCGACAGTCACCAGGATTGTCATGGGGGCATCTCAGGAAGTCCCTCAACTGGCCTGGCAGCTTACCAAGAGCTTCTGGCTGGGCGGATGTGTGTACAACGCTGAAGATCTTGCGAGGGGGGCAGCATGACCAATATTTGCGACGGCCCGGGCATCCGTTTGACGCTGTCGAACGAGAATCCAGCGACGGAGGACCTCCT